GCGCCTGAACCTTGGAAGTTCACAGTTGCCGTTACTAGGTCATCAAATGATGCTGTTCTAGACACTGATGTTACAAGAACTGATCCAGAAAATTTCTGAGATCCAGCAGTTGAAGACGTGTAGAATTCTACAGTCATTGCTGTGTCTTGTGACGGATCAAATGCGTTAGTAGATCCAGTGTGAGTGGAATCATAGATAACTTCCATTGATCCTGTGAACTGATGTAGTCCGTTTTTATATGTTCTTGCCGCGTCGCCCATGGTAGTATCTTCAATCACATCTTTTGTGTGTTCTACTGTCCAGGAACGAACTTCAGCAACGGTATTTGTATTAGCACCAGCGGAATCCACTGACGTTACTTCAACTCTACCGTTTTCTCCAGTAAATGTAGCCATAGTTTAGTTCTCCTTTTTGGCAGTTTTGAAATCATCTTCAGAAAAAGTCCAATTGTCTTCATCACACTCCATATAGGAATGATCTTCGTCATCGCAGTTGATACATGGTTTTGAATTTAATTCTTCTTCAGTCCATGTTTTGTCACCTACTGTGATATCGCCTGACTTTTTTTCTTCATCATTAGATGTTTTTGAAGTCACTTGGGCATCAGCAAGAATTTTGTCTTTCTTACCTTTGCGTTTCTGTGACTTTTTTTCTGGCTTAGGTTGATCAGCCAATTGCCAACCTTCACCCAGAAATCTTTGTATACGGTCCTCTTCAATATACTGAAGTTCACCGTTATTATCAATCATTTTGGTATATTGTGTTACAGCCATTATGTTGCTCCTTTAGTAAAAGAATATTGAACTTCAGCAATTAATAAAAATTCGCCCAACGGTGGTGTTCTATCAACTACTTCAATAGTGCTAACACGAGTCGTTGCCGCCTGTGCCGCATTTAAGTCTCTATCTCTATTGGCGTTAAGTGCTTCTTCTATTCTTTCAATTAAATCATTTCGTTTTTCGTCTACTGACTGAACGAAACCTGCTCTACCGTCTGAACGGACGAATCCTCTTATATTAATGTCAATTACACCACGTCTTGCTCCGCCCATGGCATGGTCTTCTCTTTGTTCGTTGCCTGCGGTAACAAGTAATGCTGGAAATTGTGTCATTGCTAATTTATCAACGTCAAATGGTTCTCTAGTCACAAAGACTGGACGCGGATCAGCCATGTCCGTCAAAATTTCAACTATATTTTTTACTGCTGATTCTCTATTTGACATATACCATTACCTTTTAAGGCGTAGGTAATGCGTAGGTTCTTTTTCGTGGTCAGTAACTGTTCCAGAACTATCTGCGTCATATTCTACACCGTCTCTTAAAACAAGGTCTAATTCTCTTTCATACTCTTGTCTATAAAATTCCATTTTTCTTTCAAACAAATCTTGGTCTGGTTCAAACTTTGCCAGTTTGGGGTAGATATGATAACCTAATGCGTTGTATACACAGGCCCTTGTAAGTTGGGTTGCTGTATATAAATCATCATCCGGTTCAATTGCGTTTGTTGCCAGGCGAGTGATGTCGTATCTGCCAACTTGATATGTAGGCCACCAACGAATGCGGAGGTCTCTGAAAACGTCTTGTTGTGCTTTTGTTATTTCTGCGTCAAAATCAGGTATACCAAACTGTAATATGTCTGGCTCATATTCCTGTATGTTTGAAACAGTTGCTAATGTAATTGCCATAATAGGATACTGTCCTTTATAATGCTTAGGGTCCTTCCCCAACCAAAGTTTTGTTTACAAAGTATTTAGCGATATTAGGGAAATAGGTGTGCTTTTCAAGAGAATAGGGCGAATTGCTCCGCCCTATCCAATGTTATGCTATATTATTAAGGAATAACACAGTTATTTATTATAACTGAGCGTCCCCAATTATTTTCACGCCGTAGCCGTCAAAGATCTCAGATACACCGTAAGCCATAGATCCAACAATTTCTGTTGCTCTTAGACTTGCGTCTCTTTGCTCTTCAACTCTCATTGCTCTCTTGACCATGTAGCCAAGTGCGTCTTGAGACATTGCCGCTCCAGTGAAAGCACCTGCTGAGTCACCGCCAGTTATGACAGTTGATTCAAAGATGTCCATACCAGCGATTCTACCTACGAAACCTTCTCTTAAAGCCTCGTTAGCAAGATCGTGATTGTTCATTGGAGTGTTTCCATTACCAGCAAGTAATTTTTTAATTTGAAATGCTTGGAATGGGTGTAACACACAAACGTATGGACCAGGAGCCTGGTTGTTTCTTAAAGTTGCCGCCGCTTTGAACAAGTCGTCAATAGTTAATTCGTCGTTCGCAGATCCTACTGAACCTGAGAAGCCATCAAATAAAGCCGCTAATTCTGTGTCAACTTTTTTAGCCATTGCGTCACCAATTTGACGTCCAATAGCCGCCGCTACGTCTTCACTTGCTGACTCTTTAGCCAAGTCAGTTAATGATACTAGAACACCACGTTCAGCCGCTGTAATAGTTTTTGAAGTAGTGTTAAAAGATGTAGCACTTGAAATATCAGTTCCGTCAGTTAAGTCTGCGGCACTGATTGCTGGATAGATTGGCACCTGTGCTGTTAGGCCTGGTGTGCCAGTCATGTCGTAGTTTCTGATAAGAGGTCTAATTACAGTCTGTTCAGATAGTGTAAAAAGAGCCGCTTGAACTACATTTGCGTATAACTCTGAAGTCATACTTGCTGTTGTATTAGCCATGTTAGTTCTCCTTATGTGTTTTCAACAGTTTAAACACGGATCCCTTTTGATGCCATTATTTGTTTATAACGAGCACGATGTTCAGGATTTTCCATGTTAAGTTTTGATACATCGTTGTCTACCAAAGCATCTTGCTTACCTATACCTTGTCCTGTTCCAGTTCCGCTTGGTCCTGCTTGAACAAAGTGTGGGTTTGCTGTGAGAAACTCATTTACCAGTTGCGATACTCCAATTGGTTCACCCTTATCGTTGTATCTTACCTGTCCGTTATTATCTACAACATCAACGCCACCTGCTTCATTAAGTTTCAAATTGCTTTTAATCAACTGTGTAACTTGTTGAGGATTAACTGCCTTTTGAGCAGTAGCCTCTGATAAAACAGATCCGTCTACCTTGATAGAAGTAAGTTCACTTTCATATTGTTGGATCTTGCCGTTAAACTTATCAGCCTGTTCCTTCAATACTTTTTCAAACTCTCCACGCTTCTCCAACTCTTTCTGGCGTTGCGTGTCTTTTTCTTCCACCAACTGATGGTATAGATCTAAATCTACGTTTGAATACTTTTTCTCAAACTTAGATCTTTCTCTTGCCACTCTTTCTGACACAATACGATTTACATCATCTTGTGACAAAGTGTCTTGTTTCTCAGATACTTGTGTATCAGCCTGTTTTTCACCTTCTGGTTGAGCAACAGTTTGCTCAGTCTCTTTTACCGCTGTATTTTCTGCGTCCATAATTTACCTCTTTCTAATTTGGTTGAGTTCTACCACCTGCCCTCTAATAGCAGTATGTAATGTTATTTATACTAAATCAGCATAAAACCGTCAATTAACGGCGTTTGCTACGAGACATAGAACTTTTTTTCTTTTTCTTCTTGCCGCCTCTTGATTTTTTACCACCTCTTGCCATGATTGGTTCTCCTATAGTTTTTAGTTTAAAACGTCTTGGTCCAGGTCTATTACCTAATGTAATTGCTCCTAGACTTGCCGCTGTTGTTACTGTCATTAGTATACCAACTCCTTTTTCCTTTCTAGTATTTCTTTACGCCTTGTTTTACACAATTGATAAAGTTCTAGTAGGTTAAGCCTTGCCCTCACGCCTGCCGCTTTTGAATTCTTTGTTTCAAACTTTGTGATGTTGATGTTGTAATCGCTCAACACCTGTCTTAATTTTTTTTCTGTTGGAATCTCGTTTACAAAATCCCTATCAGGAACAAACTGGCCCATTACTCACCTCTTGTAAAAAGTTCTGCTAGTTCTGGATGTAGTTGTTTTATTTCTTCGTCAGTGTATCCGCCTGTAACCATTTCCCTTAAATGTGTAACCATATCATTTAAGTTTGTTACTGGTGGATGTTCCATCATGTTCTTTTGAACAGGTGTTTGATTGTTTGGTAAATCTTCGTAGAAACCTTCTGTAATAGTTTCATAGATTTTTTTATCAAGTTCTTCATTTATCCTTAGGTCTCCTATGTTGGCTTCTTTTGCCATTTTTAACATGGCTACGTCATTTGCCTTGTCTTGTATTGAGAATGATCTTGGATAAAATATTTCGCCGTCAAAACTTGTTCCTTGATACATCGCCCAACAACGCCATATCTTTTCTTCAGCGTGTTCTAGGTTCATGGCAAAGTCTGCCAATTTGCTGTTTAACATTTGAAACTCTGTTTGTAGTCCTATGCCTGAAAGTCTTCGACTTTCAATGCTTCTAATACCACCCAGTGATGCCATTCTGTCAATGCCATCAATCTTTT